CCAGGATGACCTTGTTCAGGTCGGTCTCGATCTTCTGCAGGGTGTCGCCGGCGGAGGCGGCGATCTTGAAGCCCGCCAGCGCCCAGAACAGCAGGCCTTTCGGCGTGTTGTTGGTGCCGTCGTCGCGGATGAAGGCCTTGTCTTCGCGCGCACCCATCGACGCGGTCAGGTCGTCCACGACGATGCGGTCGACGTTCTGGTTCGAGCCCGAGTACGCGAGCAGGTCGTTCGAGATCGGGACCAGCGCCGCGAGCTTTTTGCTCGTCAGCTTCAGGTCGTCGAACTGCTGGCCAGTGACGGGGATGTCGGTTTCGGTACCGATGTAGCCGACCACCGCGCCGCCCTTCAGGCGCGGCAGGGTGATGTTGCCGTTATTCAGCGGGATCGAGCGCGCGCCCAGGCGCCGCACAACCGATTTCGGGCGCCACAGCTCGATGACTTCGCGCGCCATGTTCTCCGGAACCAACACGCCGCCGGCGCCCGGGGTCAGGGTGTTGAGCGCCATCGCCACGTCTTCGCCGAACTGGTTGTCCATCGCGAACTTGGCGGCCGCCTGCTGGTTGCCCTGGGCGACGACGAGGGCGCGGACCATGCGCGACATCTTGGCGCCCGGCATGTCCGGGGCGCGCGGGGTAGCCGGCACGCTGGCGGACGCCGGCGGCGCGTTCGGCTGGTGGGCGCTGGCGTGCGCACGATCGACCGGCACGGCGGCCGTGGCGGCCAGGCGCTCGGCGGATTCCATGCGGCCGATCTGGGCGGTCAGGTCGTCGAATTTGGCTTGCAGGCCGGTGAACTCTTGCAGCTGCTCGGCGTTCAGTTGACCGCCGTCCGCTTCGACCTTGGCCAGAGCCTGGACGCGGTCATTGACCTTGGCGCGTTCGCTGCGGAGCTCGTTGATGGTTGGCATATTTGCCTCTCCTAGAATGGAAAAAGCCGCCCGGAGGCGGCTTTGGTTGCTTGTCCGCGAACGCGGTCAAATTTGGGTCTGAAGTGCCATCGCACGCGCTCGAGCGCCGACGGAAGAATGCTTTGCAGTGCGCGCGGCGCGGGCCTGGCGCGCTTGGGCGGCGATGCGGTCAGCGGCGGCCTGCGGCGTTTCGATGCGGTCGGCGAAGCCGATGTCCACGCCCTTCTGGCCGAGGAAGATGCCGGCCTCGGTGCCGCGCACGGCGTCGGCGCCGACCCCGCGGTACTTGGCTACCGCATCGACGAACTGGGTGTAGTAGCTTTGCACCATATCGGTCAGGAACTGTAGCGACTGTTCCGACAACGGTTCGTGCGGGGTCATGTCGTTCTTGTGGGCGCCGGCGTAGACGGTGGTCACCTTGACGCCCATCTGCTCGTTGCGGGCGGACTGGTCCAGGTGCTTGGCAATCACGCCAACCGAACCAACGCCGGAGGTGCGCGACATCGAGACGTCGCCGATGGCCGAGGCGAGCAGGTAGCCGGCCGAATAGGCGCTGAAGTTGACGATCGCGCTCATCGGCTTGACGGCGCGGGCCTCGAACAGGAAGTCGGCCAGCTCGAACGCGCCGGTCGTGCTGCCGCCCGGGCTGTCGATATCGAAAGCGATGTGCTCGACGGCAGGATCCGCCAGCGCGGCGCTGACCTGCGCCCGGACCTGCTCGTAGCTGGTCATCGTCTCGCAGGGGTTCATCTGCATGCTGCGGCTGACCAGGACGCCGTGGATGGGGATGACCGATACACCGGTCTCCGCGACGGCCTGGCGACGGGCCTCGTCGGCGCGCGCGGCCTCGGTCACGATCGGGCCGTCGTCCTCCATCATCTGCGGCTGCGCGCCGTTGATGCTCAGGTTGACGATGTTGAGGCTCATCTGCTGGTTCGCCCACTGCGCGGCCTGGTCGAGCATCGCTTCAGTGACCATCAGCGGCTGATTGAAGATCATGCTCGTGATGCGGAAACGGTTTTTCATGCGAGGATCCCTTTAATTTCGGCCAGCTGCTCGGCGCTGGCCTGCGGCGGCACGGTGGGCAACGGCTTGGCCGCGTCGACCATGTTCAGTGGTTGCAGATAGACGTCGCCACCAGTCACGGGCGGCAGATTTTCGAGTCGACGGATGTCGTTGACCGACAGCCAGCCCCACTGGCGCGCGACCGCGTAGGCCTCGTAGCGCGATTTCTGGTCGCCGCGCAGCAGGCCGGAGACGTTGAACTCGATGTAGTATTCCGCCCGCTCGCTCGGCAGCAGCAGGTCGCGCATCATTGCCTGTTCGTGCCGCTTGATCCACGGCAGCAGGGTGTAGATAACGAACTGGATGGCCTGGTGCTCGATGTTCGAGAACGTGGCCTTGTCGAGCTCGCCGATCATGTGCGGCGGGACCTTGTAGATCCTGGCGATCTCGAGCGAGGTCAGCTTCAGCGCACCGATCAGCTCGGCGTCGACGTTGGTCATCGACAGCGCCTTGAACGTCATGCCCTCCTGCAGCATGGCGACCTTTTTGGCGTTGGTGCTGCCGCTGTAGCGCTGCGCCCATTGGTCGATCAGCCGGTCGATGACGGCCTGATCCTTGATCGGCGCACTCTCCCGCGGGCGTTCGATTACGCCCGACAGCGCGGTCCCGTTGAGGAACGACTTGGCGGCGTACTGTTGGATCGCCTGGGCGTGGCCGATCGCGTTTGCGTGCAACATGATCGGCGACAGGCCGACATAGCTGTTCAGGCCCATCCACCGCACGTGGTGGATCATTCGCTGCGGCAGCGGCTCGCCGCCGTCGATACGGTAATACGGACGCAGGTCGGGGCCCTTCAGCACCTGAACAGTTTCCGCCGCAACCGGGTACAGCGCGTTGGGCGTTCCGTCCGAGTCGCGCGAGATCAGGCTGTAGGAGTTCCCGCGCGAGCCGGCCGAGACTTGGCTTTGCTCGCGGTACTCGAACGCCGTTTGCCATTCATTCGGCTCCCAGGCGACGACCCGATAAAGCTTGTGGTCGCGCGCCGGCTCGCGCTGGCCATCGCCCTTGCGCCGGAAAAGCTCCACCGGCAGCTGCGCCACGCTCTCGGAGAGCAGCGTCACGCAGGCCTGCAGGGCCGTCAGCGATAGCGCGGACTGGATGGTTACCAGCGGGCCGGCCTCGGACCGGGTGCCTCCCAGCCCGGACAGCCAGCCGCCGCTGCCGCCTGTTGGCTGCGAGCTAAAAAACTGTCTGGTGAACATCCGTTACCCTTTGCTGGCGGCGCGCGCAACGACGTAGGACCAGGCCAGCAAGCCGACGCCGGACACGAGAAAACCGGCCGGGCGATAGATCATGGCGGCACCGACGGTGAGCAGGCCCAGCCCGGCGACGCCAGCGAGTAGTGTTGCCCAATCGAGCGATTTCATATGGTTACCCCTTGCTCGTAGATTGAGGTGGCTGACATCGCGACCGGGTTCAGCATCATCAGTGACACGGCGTCGAACAGTGCCATCAGGGGATCGATCTTGGCCTTGCCGGATGCCTGCTTGGTCACCGAGATCGCGTTGCCGCGGTCCTCGATGCGGGCATTGCCGACGCACCAGGCCATCAAAGGCTGCTTGCCGTGCGCCAGGGTCTTGCCTGCGACCTTGCGCTCGGTGGTCTTGATTGCACCGTTGAGCTTCCAGCCCTGCTGGATCGCGACGATCTGTTTGATATCAATTCCGCGCTCGTCCGACACCAGCTCGTCGACGATGTCGGTGATGCCGGCGGCATCGACCCCGATCGCATGCTCTTCCGGCAGCAAGCCGGCGTCGCGCACACGACAGATGATGTCGGCCAGCGCTTCCACGTCGTCGCCCGGCATCTTCACGATCGTCAGATGCCCTGCAGCCTCGAAGTCGAGCAGCATCGGCGCGATTTCCTTGCGGCGCTCGAGCACGATCTCGTGAGCCCAGGCGTGGCTCCAGGTGAGCCAGCGGCCGGTATCGCGCTCGCGCCCAACCAGGCTCAGGCCCAGCAGGTCATCCAATCCGCCGCCGTCGATGCCCGGGACTACCACTTCGCTGCGCTCGAGCAGGTAGTCGAGTGTGACGTTCTCGTCGCCGGCCTCCTCCCAGAAGTCCGCGCCGGCCCAGCGGTCCGAACGCAAGTTCAGGCCGATCTCGATGTTGAGGTGTTTCGCCAGGAACTGCTGGAAGGCGCCGTCCGTCTTCGCCTGGTTCTTGCGAAGGTTGTCTTCAAGCCATTCGGCGCTGACCGAGCGGCCGATGTTCGGATTCGTGATGTAGAAGTTTGCCGGATCGGTGTAGGCCTTGCTTTTCACCATGGCAGCCGGGAACTCGTACAGGATGCCGAGGGTTTTGCGGTCCTCGATTTTCCCGTCCCGCACGTCGCGCCAGTAATCCAGCCGCTCCTTGAACACCCCGGCCGGCGGCTCGTCGCTCTGTGTGGTCAGGTAGATGACCCACCCCTCGTCGCGCGATACCTGCCCGCCCAGCGCTTCCATGAACATCGCTTCGGCGTTGGAGCGCTTGCCGAACAGCCACAGCTCATCGACGAGGATCTTGCCCGATTTCTTGCCGGACACCGTATCCGTATCGGCGGCCACCACTTTCAGGCTGTTCCGGTTCACGCGGTGCGTGATGGTGCGGATATGGTCCTGAATGTGGAACAGCGCCTTGAGCTCGTCGTCCTCGCGGATCATGCTCGCGGCGGGCTTGAAGCTGTTGTCAGCCACTTCCTTGGTCGGCGCCAGGATCAGGTGCTCTTCCTCCTCGCGCCAGCACAGGATCAGGGCGGTGAGCATGATGCCGGCCGCGATCGTCGATTTCGTGTTCTTTTTACTGATCAGCAGTCCGTACTCGCGGATCAGCTGCTTGCCGGTATCCGCATCGTAGCCGCCAAAGATGGCCGACACGAAGTCGAATACCCATTCTTCGGAGCACTCGCCAAAGGTCGGCTTGCCAGGCAGGTCAACGACATGCAATTCCTTGAAAATGGCGACGGCTTGCGCTGCCTGGTCGGCGAAGATCGGGGCCGGGATGATCGAATGCCCGCCAATCAGCCTTTGCTCCCAGTCTAGGCAAGCGGTGGTCCATTCCATCATCAGATCTTCTTGCCGCCAGCTGCCACCAGCTTAGGCGGTGCGCCGGCAGCAAACCGGCTCGCGACCTTTTCGGCCGCAGCTTGCTTCTGGTCCTTCTTCCCGCCCTCGCCCAGCTTCTGGTGCATAAACGGCATCAGCGCCTTGGCCGCATCAATGCGCTGTCTCGGCTCGAGCGCGCCGTCGTTCATCGCCGCCATCAGGAATGCCCGAGGATCCGTGTGCATCAGCGCCAAGTTGATGTCGAAGGTCGGCTTCGGCGGCGGCTCGACGACAACCGGTGCCGCCTTGTCCATCCGCTGCTCAACTTCCTTGCCACCCTTCTTGCGCAGCGCCGCCAGATGCGCAACGACGTCCGGATCCTTCGCCAGCCGCGAACCTGCCGGCCCCGCGGTCTTGATGCTGTACCCGGCCTTGACGGCCGCCTGTTTGTTGGAGAGCCCGGCCAACACGGCATTGGCGAAGGCTCGCTTCTTGCCTGTTAAAGCCATTTAACAACTCCTTGGAGGGGGATATTTTCTGTGCGTGAGGAACCTAGTGGTGTCCAGGGCCAAGAAGCCCCAGACTTTGACCCTCCCCTACCCCATGCCGAGCCCGCCCGAGGCCCGCTGAGCGGCCTCCAGGGCGGTCTTGGCATCGTGGCAGGGATCGCAGAGCAGCCATTTGTTCGCGTCCTCGTCGGACCCGCCAGCCCAGAGCGGGACCTTGTGATCGACCGCGTCGCCCAAGGTCACCTTGCCATCGAGCCGGCACTGCTGGCACAGGCCGCAGTCACGATCCTTGATGCGCTGGCGATCGCGCACACCGGCACTTCCCCGCTTACGCTCGACCGCCCCAGTTGGAAGCGACTGCAAGCGAGAGAGGTTGGCCGCCTGCAGCCGCGGCTTAAGCGTCTTTAGGCGCATGCCGCAACGGCACCTGCCGGACGATGGTGTCAATCGGTGCACGCGCCGGGCCGTAGCCCTTTTGGATCAGCATCGCCTTGGCGCTCTCGTTCTCAGCGAGGACGTTGCACATCGAATCCAGCACCTCACCGTTGCCGTCGCGGATGGCGCGGTCGAGCATGGCGCGGTAGTGGGATGGCTTCATGCTTTCCTCGTCTCGGCGGTGTGGCGCTGGAGGCGATGCAGCTGGAGGCAAATCAGCTTCCATGTGCCGAGCGCTTGCTTGGTCATGTGCCCACCTAGAATAAAGAGAGCCGCCCGCGCATTTCTGCGGCAGGCGGCCAAAGCCCCAAAGATGTTGAGGAGGAGATTCGTGTGCCCGGCAATCAGTCCGGCGCTTCAGTGAAGGTGACGTAGTAGCTCTTGCCGGGCTTGAAGAAGTCGGCAGCTGGGCGACCATCGCTGATCTGCATCCAGCACTCGCCCGAAGGCGTTGCGTCGTTGAAGTCTTTGTTCTCGCCTTCCTTGCCGTAGATCGGGCCAAGCTTCATCTTGTGCGTCTGGAAGGTTTCGTTGTACTTGGTGGTTTCGGTGCTGTGGCACCGCATCTTGGCAACGACTTTGTCGACCATGGTGATACTCCCTATGTTGCCCGATCGGGCGCGGTTATAGGGCGGTTGGCTTGCGATCTTGCGGCCCAATGAGAAAAGCCCGCTGACCTTTCGGGGCGGGCTTGGTGGCTCCCATGCTATCTGCGTGGTGAGCAAACGATTTTTACAGGCGAGCGACGGCTGTAACGCGGGTCGGGGTGTTCGCCTGCTCCGGTGAGCGGTGTCGCCTAAGCGATCATTACGCGGGCCGGAGGAATTTGGTTGAGGACTGCAGTGTACTACACATCAGTTCCAATGTTCAACAGCTACCCAACGATTTATGCAGCTGACCAGCGCATCACGCAGCCTGGCGTATCCTCGCGCCGGCCCGGCCGGCATGCGCCTGGAACAGCCCTTCGAGTTCGCTGATCATATCCTTGATCCGCTCCACCTCCAGCCTGCCTCCATCGACCGGCGCGCGGCCGGTGCCGCCGCACGGGTTGCAACTCCGATGCTGATGCAGCTTGGTCCCATGGCAGGTCTCGCATTCGCCGCCGAGCCAGTGCGCCAGGGAGCGCGCGGCGATCTTCTTGTACATCGCGTGCGCCGCCGCGATATCCCACTCGGCCCTGATCTTCAGCCAGCCGCGCGCCAAGCCCTTCTCGACGACCACCGCCTCCCAAACCCGGGCCAGCTGCGCCAGGTTGCGACTGCCGGACTCGAATGTCTGGTGCGCCGGGCCGTCGGCGTACTTCACCCGGGCCAGCATTGAGCCGAGGATGGCTCCGCGCCCGCCGGACAGGTCGGCCAGCGCGGCGGCGGTGAGCACATGCGTGGCGCGGTGGAATTCGTCATCCTGCAGGTTGCAGGAGTTGACGGCGGCGACGTATTTTTCGACGAACAAGGCAGACTCCCGGGCGGTGATTTTCACGGCTGAGAGTAGCACAGGCGAAATATTTTTCGCTGCGCAAACAGTTTCCTGCAATACAACGCTGAGGGCATCGCGGAGGGCACGGTGGGGATTTACCGGATGACTGCTAATCATCTGTAGCGCTTGAATCTACGGGCTTTCCTGCATTTCGTTCGCCACTATTGCGCCAGTTAAACCCGATTTTCCCGCCGATGACGTTCTGTGCATGGGCGGCGGTCTCAAGGTTCTTCTCGAGGTAACCCATCGTCGTGTTGTGGCTCTTGTGCCGCAGCACCTTCTGGATGGTCTGGATCGGCACGCGCTCCTCGGACAGAAGGGTGGCGTACGTACCGCGCAAGCGGTGCGGGGTGATGCCCTTGAGCGAGCAGGCGGCGTTGGCCTTGCGCATGGCGTGGCGCGCGAAGCCTGCCGCGAACGGCTGGCCATCCTCCCGGCAGGCGATCAGCCCTTCCGTCTGGCGCAGCGGCGCCAGGTATTCGAGCAGCCAGCCGGCGATCGGCACCGGCTCGGCCTCCTTACCCTTGGTGATGCCAGGCGTATAAGTAGCTCGCTCCCAGTCGACCCACTCCCAGCGTGCAGAGACCGACTCTCCCTCACGGAGGCCCAAGCCGAACATCAGGAGCACCGCCGTGCGGACAGCCGGTGACCGCGGCGATGCCTTGTCGAGCTCATCGAACCAGCTCTTGGCGGCATCGATTGGAAGCATGGCCCGTGGCCTCTTCTGCACCTTGAGCATCGCCACCTTCCAGGGCGCCGCCATGATCATTTCGCGCTTGACTGCCCACAGGGTAAGCAGCTTCAAAACCCGCAGCCAGTGGTTGGCCGTGGCCGGCTGGCGATCCTTGAGGTGCTCGATGCGCGCCAGCTCGACGTCGCCCGTGGTGATATCGGTGAGCCGCTTGTCGCCCAGCCCATACAGGTGCAGGCGTGCGAATCGCTCGACGCTGCGGATGTGGTGTGTACTAGCGACCGGGCGGTGGATGTCCAGCCACATCTTGATCAGTTCGCGCAGCGTCGGGACCGGGTGGCCGCCGTTGACCCGCACCACCTCGTCCTCGTATGCCTTGTCGGCGATTTCCTCGGCCCGGCCCTTGCGCGTCTCGCGCGTGCTGCGCTGCTGGCGACGGCCGGCCACCTGGAACCGGTAATGCCAGACATCTCCCACCTTAAACAGACTGGCTCCCATCGTGCAGGGCATCCTTTTCCGATGCCGCCCGCAGCGCCGGGCGGCGTGGCGCGAAACGTTACCAGTCGCTGGAGGAACTGGATCCGCTATCGAACGACGACGAGCTGGAGCCGCTGTCCGACGAGCTATAGGACGAGCTGCTCGACCATGAATCACTACCACTGGACGATGACGAGAACGACGATCGCTCGGCCGCGGTCGATACCGGCGATGGGTCGCTGTACGTGCTCGAAGAGGAATCGCGACGACGACGCTCGTCATCCTCGTCCTGTGCACGCCGGCTGCGCGTGATCTCGGTGTCATCGCGACGATGGTGCAGCGCGTCGCTGATCATGTTCCCGGCAACCACCCCGCCCGCCACCGAAGCTGCCATGCCGAAGGCCCCCATCGCCGAACCTGGTTGCACTGCTGCTGCGGCGTATTGCTCACGGGCATAGACTGGCTGCGGCATGGCGCGGTCCGGTGATGGCGATCCGCCGAATGATGCCCACGTGTGTGGCGGCGCGGCTGGCGTCTCGTAGGCAATGGCGATGATTCCACGCTTGGGTCGGACCATTATGTAGAGCATCGCCAGGCACGCCGCGATTAGCACGAGCAACCATGCAACGGTGCTCCAGTTCTTCGCGGTGGTGGACGTATGGATGGGCGCTTGCGGAGGCGCTGCCGCATCGGCAGCGCGCGCCGACGGCAGCATGTCGATCTCCGCCACCACCCGCCCGAACAACGGTGACGACTTGACATCGCCACGCTTATCGAGCCCGGTCGCGCTTTGCAATTCGGCGTTCGCCGCCTGCCTGTTGCGGTCGACGTGCGCCAGCAGGTAGGCGCTCAGCAGGTGCGCACGAGCGGATTCCGGTTTCTCGCGCAACACCTCGGCCACCATGCCGCGCGCCTCCGCGTAATGCTGCGCCGCCAACGCGTCCTCGATCTGCGACGGCTTGGGCAGCGCGAGCGCCACGCACGCCATCAGGCTCAGGACAATTGCAACGATCATTCGCTTCATGTTCTTCCCTTCGTTTTGTGCCGCGCAAATCGGCGCGCGGCTTGCCGTTACACTCGTAGCACTCCTGTGCGGTTGAACTCGTCCAGCGCCGCCTTCGACGCGCGCCAGATGTCGGCGTTCGGCACCGAGCGCAGGTAGTCCGTCGTACGCCCGATGCCATCGCGCAGGATGCGCATCTCGTCGCCACTGGCGCCATAGCGCCCGGTGCGCTGCGCCCGCTGCTGGATCGCCGCGACCGCATTCACCATGTCTTGAGCGATCGGCAGAATCGCGTGCCCGTTCGGCGCGATGCGGCGGGCCAGGTCGGCGCTTTGCAGCAGGTCGTAGGCGTGCTGTTCCTCGAAATGGCCCTTGCCGAGCGCCATGCTCGCCGCGTAGCCCGGAAATTCAAAGTCCTGTTCGTTGCGGATGCCGAGCGGCTTGACCACCGCCTTCGGTCGGTACGCTTTGCGCGGCTTGGTTGATCGTCCCATCACATCCTCCTAGTCTTCTTCCCTGGCTTCGGTCTTGTTCTGCTGCGCTTTGATCCACCGCTCGCGCGGCTTCATGTCCGGCGCGGGGCCAAACAGCACACAGAAGCGCTTGTCCCAGGCCACAAACGGTTCGACCGGGCTATCGCCGTACCCCGTGCAGCGGCCGCTGCCCTCTGCGGCCTGCTCCGGACGGCCGGTGAACGTGAAGTGCTCGCACCGGGCGCAGATCTCGCCGCGGCTCACATGCTCCTCCGGAAGCTGGGCCAGGTGAACGAGCACGGGAACGCGTTGTCGTGCAGCCTGTCGAGCACCCTGTCGCCCACGTACTGCCCCAGGGTTTCCAGCGTCTGGTTGGTGATCACGATCACCGGCCGGTGGCCGCCGTAGCGGCGATTGATAATCTCGGTGAGCAGCAGCTTGGCGTTGTCGCGGTCCGGCACCGCGTCGATCTCGTCGAGGATCAAGAGGTCGTACTGCACGAAGCGGTCGATCTCGACGTCCTCCGACTTGCCCTCCTTGCCGTAGGAGGACTGGATTTCGCTGATCATGCCTTTCGCCGTGATGTACCGGACCGAGCGACCGAACTTGCTGATGTACGACTCCGCGAACTCGCACGCCAGCAGCGTCTTGCCGGTCCCGGTTTCGCCGGACAAGATCAGGGCCGCCCAGCACCGGCCGTCCTTGAGGCAGTCGCGAAACGATGCAGCCATCGCCCGTACCTCCTTCTGCTCCAGCGTGCTCGCCCTGAACCGTTGACCGCGAAAGCGCGCCGGTATCTCGGCAATGTTGTTCAACGTCGCCAGCCGGTCACGCGCCCAGGCGGCATCGAACTCGGGCCGCATCTGCTGATCCATGCAGGCCGGGCAGTACCAGCCGAGCCCCGTGCGCGCCAGCGCCCGGCTGCTGCCGTGCGCCGCACACTCCCCCTCGACATACTGCACGTGCGCGCCGAACGCCTCGACCAGGCCGCTGGCCTTCTGCAGGTCGCTCACAGTTCGATCTCCCCGTCCGGTATCACCACGCCGCGGCGCTGCAGGGCAGCCGACTGCGCCTGCCGGTCGCCCGTCCGGTCGGCGCCGGCGAAGCTGAACTTGCCCACCACCGGCCGCCCTGGCGGCGCCGCAGTCACCGCCCACGCGGCGCGGTAGTGTTCGCCCGGCCCGAAGAAGGTGACCGGCTGCTTGATGTATTGCGGCTCGGTCCGGTTTGCCTTGACGTAAGCGGCGTAGCGCTGCACCCCCGCCATCATCTCGCTCGGCGTGGCGCCGGCGTTGATACGCGCGATCCAGGCCTTGTACGCATCCGGCTTGCTCATGCCCGGGCGCTCCGGGTAGGCGGCCCAGACCTCCTCGAATGGCGCCGGATAGTCGTTGCGCTTCGCCTTGCCGGGCTTGGCGGCGGCGCGCAGCCGGTCCAGCTCATCGAGTAGATCGAGCAGCACCCCGGCCGTGACGGACACCATCGGCAGCGTCTGGGCGGCAGAACGCAGGTCGGCGTAATCACGCATGGGACGCCCTCCCGCGCCGTACCGGGCCGAGCAGCGCCGCAGCCCAGCCTTGCGGGCGCTTGGCCGCCCGGTCGGCGCGATCGCGGGCACGCTGGCGCGCGAGGTACAGCGCATTACGCACCGGATCCTTGCGCACGCGCTTGCGGTACTCGCGCACGGCTTCCACCCTGGTCTGCGGCACCGGCTTGGGCGCGTGCGGCCCTGGGCCCCACAGGTACAGCGGAACACGCTTCCCGGGCCCGATGTCGCGCCAGCCGCCGACATGCATCTGCGCGCCGACGTCCGGATTGTCGCCCAGCAGGTGGCGCACATAGCGCAGCGCGGACTGGTGGCAGATGTGGATGGCGGAGCCGAGCTCGCGCGCCGACAGCATGCGCCCGGTGGTGGCGGCCTCGATGGCGGCGACGCGCCGGACGGTGAGCGGGTTGTCGACTTTCATGCCGCCTCCTTGCGTTCCTGCACCGCGTCCAACGCTTCCAGGTCGAACAGCGTCGGCATGCTGACCTCGCGCTCCATCGCCCGGCAGTAATGCACCTGGTCGGCGAAATAGGCCGGGTTGAGCTCGGACGCCATGCCATAGCGGCCCAGCTTCATCGCGCGCACCGGCACTGTGCCCAGGCCGCCGAACGGGTCGTAGACGGTATCGCCCGGGTTGCTGTAGCGGTTGATCAGGCGGTCGACGATGTCGATCTGGAACGGGCACACGTGCTTTTCGACGGCGCGCGACGACTGCTCGCCGTTGAGGGTGCGCATCCGCACGATGTCGTGCCAGACCATCGGGTCGGTGCTGCCCGGCGCCAGGCTCAGGTAGTCGGACGGCAGCGTTTTGTTGGCCAGCATCTGTTCGCCGACCGCGACGTGGTATTCGTAGTCGTAGACGTTGTCCATCGACATTCCGGTGAACATCTTGGCCAGCTTGGCCGGGCCGTAGCTGGCCAGCTCCGCAGCGCTGAGCAGACGGTTGCCGCTGGAGCGCCAGAACGCGTGCGCATCGACCTGCCAGCGCGCGACGCTGTAACCGGTACCGGGAATCGGCGCCAGACGGCGGTCGAAGCCGACCGCGGCGCCGTCGTCGGCCTGGCACAGCGGCTTGGCCTTGGTGACCGGGACGTCGGCGTAGCCGCGGCTGCGGTCCGATTGCGGCTTGTGGAACAGCAGGATGTACTCGGGAGAGCCAACGCCCATCTTGGTGCCGTCCTTGCATACCTCGGAATAGCCGAGCCGGTAGGTCTGGTTGTTCTCGCGCACCACGTCGGTGACCACCGTGATCATGCCCATGTAGTCGAAGCCGTGCTTCATACCGTGGAACAGCGCCTCGGCATGGAACGGGCTGACGGTCGGCAGCCCGGCGCCAGTGACGTTGCCGAAGTTGATCCTGTCCTTGACGTGGCAGGCATAGATTCGGCCGGGCTGCAGGATCCGGTGCAGCTGCGGGGTCAGGAAATCCATCTGCTCCCAGAAGTGGTGGTTGTCCTGGGTGTGGCCGAAGTCGTTGTAGCTGGGCGTGTACTCGTAATGATTGGCGAACGGGATGCTAGTCACGATCAGGCCGACCGAGTTGTCGGGCTGCGCGAGCGCCTCCAACACGCAGTCATTGTTGGCGACCGTGAAGCGCTCGCCCTTGACCACCTGGCGCTCGACACCGATGGTGCGCGCCAGCGAGTCCTGCATCGACAGGTGGTCCAGCCCGTAGGTGCGGATGATCTCGCCCATGGTGGCCTGCATCTCGTCGTGGCGGCGCCACTTCTCCTGCAGCGTCTTGAGCACTTCCCGCTCGACTTCGGTATGGATGATGTCGATGATGACCGGCTTGGTCTGCCCGAACCGCTTTACCCGGTGGATGCTTTGGATGAAATCGTTGAACTTGAATCCGATGCCGGAGAAGATCTCGCGGTGGCAATGCGCCTGCGCGTTCGTGCCAGATCCGGCGATGGCCGGCTTGGTGGACAGGTATTTGATCTTCCCGTCGCAAAAGTCGGCAATACGCTGCTCGCGCTCGTCCAAGTTCTGGGTACCCCATACGCTCACTACGTCCGGTATCGCTTTCTGGATCGCGTGACGCTCATCCTCCAGGTCGTGCCATATCAGGAAATGATCTTCTGGCGAGGCGGCCATGATTTCCGCAACCTTGGCAACACGCGCAGCCATGCTGTCGCGCTTCTCTCCAGCCGCAGCCGATAGTCCCATGGCGACGTTCGGGATCAGCAAGCCTTGGCCGTTCTTTTCGGCGCCAGCCGTGTCGTAGTCGCTCGGCACTTCGTGATAGCGCACTTCCATCGGCGGCAGGTCATAGCCATCGTCCGAGTGCCCAAGGTCGCTCGGCTTGCGGATGAAGCAAGCCCAGCTGGCCACCCACAGCCAGAACTCCTGCTCCTTGTGCGGGTACAACGTCAAATTGCCGGCCTTTTCGCTGTCGCGCTGGAAGAAGCGGGTCAGCGCCTGGCCGGTGTCCATCACGCCGAGGAACCCAGCGTAGTGGATCAGTTCCTTGAAGCGGTTCGGGCTTGGGGTAGCGGTGAACACGAAGCGGAACTCGACCTGCTCGAACAGCGGCAGGAACTCCTGGTAGGTCTTGCTGCCGTAGCTGCGCAGCACGCTCGCCTCGTCGAGCGAGGCGGCGCCGAAGCGGCTGACCGTGAGCTTGCCCTCGCGGACCGTCTCGTAGTTGGTCATGTAGATGGTGTCCACGCCGTCGACCTCGGCGTCGGAGCGGATGAATTTCAGGTCGATCGCGTGCTCGCCGGTGAAGCGCTTGGCCACTTCACGACTGAACTCCTGACGCACGCCGAGCGGCAACACGATCAGGCGCAGGCACGGCCGGTGGATGCCGATCTGGCGCATCACCTCCAGCGCGGTGCTGGTCTTGTGCAGGCCGAAGCTGGCGAACACGGCGCGCTGACCGCCGCGCAGCGCCCACTGCACGATGTCGCGGGTGTGCGGCTTGAGGTTCGGATTGATCTGCGCGAGCGGCACGTCGAAGCCGAGCCGCGGCGCAAGCTTGATCTTCCCCCTCAGGAAGTCGTTATACCTTGATAAAATATTGTCAGCCAATTTCGATCTCCGTTGTCTTTGGTCAGAGGCCGCTGCCAGTTCGCACCTGGCGGCGGCTTCGTTTTTCTCAGCCCTTGCAGGATGCGCCGGCGCCGGTCTTGATCGACCACGCCGGGATGTCCGTCCGGATCCCGCGCACACTCGGGATGAAGCGCTTGCTGATCGGTGGCCTGTTCATCAGGTCAATCTGGCGCGGCGCGGCGACCTGGCCGACGAATTTCGGCTCGGGCGGCGTCTGGGCGCCCTCGTAATGCTGCAGGGACCTGTCGGTCAAGGCGATGCGACCGCACGACAGCCGGCGCAGCCAGCCGGACTGGATGTCGCGCTCGAGGTTGGCCACACGCACGCTCGGCTTGGTCCCGAAGTGCACGCGTCCGAACAGGTCGGCGTCGATCTTCGAGCCCTCTTCGTAGATCAGTGCCCCGGCCAGGTAGGCGGCCGAGCTTCGTTTTGGTAATGGTTGGGTCATGCTGATTTCCTCATCGTGAAGCAGGGCGAAGCGGCAGCCGGGAGCGTGCTGCTCGCCGAGTGGCCAGCTGCAGTCGACGCAGCGGCTCGGGCTGCGGGTAATGGCGCGGCTCATCGGTCGGCCTCCGAGAACAGGCGCGGCTGCACGGCGCCGTTCTGGTAGACGGTGTCCATGACGGTCGTCGCGAGCGGCTCGTCACCGTCCCAGCCCTGCGGCCAGGTATGCAACGCGATCAGATCGCGAATCCGCGCCTCCTCCTCGGTGTTGATCAGGTCGATCTCCGGGCGGCCGGTGGCGCGGGCGACCGCGTTGACCTCCGCCTGGATGCCGAGCACCCGTTCGAGGCCCATCAGGCGCGCTTCGAACGTGAGCGGCCCCATGCGCTGTGGGTTCTTGGCGATGCTGCCGTCCTGCAGTCGCTCGAGCCCTGCCTTCTTCAGCCGGTGATGCGGCTCGCGCAGTTCGCGCCACAGCACCTTCAGGCCCTTGAGCGGCGCTAGGTAGGCCCATTGCGGGTTGAGCAGGATGTTGTCCAATGCCGTGTCTTCGGATGCCAGCGGGCAGCCGATGCAGCCGGTGCGCGCGTTGACTTCCTCGGCTTCATCGCCGCCATAGGCGTCGGCAATGGTGGCGGTGCTCCAGTCGCCGAATTCGGCGCTGGTGGCCCAGTGGCGCAGCCATTCCCACACGTGGCACACGCGCCAGTGCAGCAGCGGCGCCAGCGTGGCCAACCTCCCGCGCAAGCCTTTCGCGTTCGGCAGAACCTGCTGATACCAGCCCTGCCCGCACTCGGCGCCATCCTTCCCGCAACTCATCTCGATGCGCCGGTCGCGCATCGCGCTCTCGCCCTGGCGCACGCCGGTGATCATCAGGATTTGGCCGTCGAGCTGATCGAGGCGGTCGCGCAGCGCTTGCTCCATCGGGTCGATCTTGATCTGGCGGGTGCACCAGCGCAGCGTGTTGTTGTTCGGCGGCGGCACGCCGCGACCGAGGATGTAGACCATGAAGCGCTTGTCCATCGGCGCGGTCACGACCTCGACGCGGATGCCGCGCTCTTCCAGTTCGTCCATGATCTGTCGCGCCGCGATGGCCAGCGGCGGCAGCTCCTGCCGGGTGTCGGCATAGAACACAGTCAGCGACTTCGGGCGCTTGATCTTGCCGGCGTCGAGCAGCCAGATGATCAGGGTCAGCGTTGCACTGCTGTCCTTGCCCCCGGACCAGGCGATGCCCCAATGGTCGTGGTCGGCACCGTAGGCTTGCATCGACTGGATCGTCAGTTCGATCGACTCGGTCATTTGCAGGCGGCGGGCGCCGGCGGCGAAGATGTCGATCTGGCTCATGCGGCAGCCCTCACAATCTGGCGCTCGTGCTTGAAGTTGGCCCTGACCAGGGCGGCGGCGACGGTCGGGCAGACGCTGTTGCCGCACATCCGGACCTGCGACGACTTGGGAAGCGGGATGCGCGGCAGCAGGCGCGGGTCGCCGTCGACCTGGCGGCCGTTCACGAACAGCAGCTTGGGGTCCGGAATTTCATTGATCACATAGGTGCTCGGGAAGCCTTGCGCGCGGTAGAGCTCGTGCGGCGCCAGCATGCGCAGGCCGATGTCCACGATCTGGTAGTCCTGGCCGTGGATCGTCACCAGCCCGAAGCGATCCTTCGTGGTGATCGTGTGCAGCGGCTCTTCCATGCGAGGATCCTGATCGGTGCTGTAATACTTCATCAGGAAGGCTCGCACCTCGGCATGGTGCTGGCCCTGCGCGCTGATGGTGTGCAGCGGCTCGTCCATGCTGGCGGTGCTGCTGGTGCCGCGCAGCTTGACGAGGTGCGACGACACCACGCCCAGCGCGTGCGCCGCGCCGGCCGGATTCTCCTTCGGCCCGGCCGTGATGGTCGGCATCGGGTCGGACATGTCGCTGCCGGTCGACCCGGTACGGAATTTCGTCAGATGCGCCGACACCAGGCTGTGATGGTCGCTGGCCGTGATTGTCCCGATCGGGTCTTCCAGATCGGAACCCACCACCCCGGTGTAGTGCTTTGCGAGGAACGCCGTGGCGAGCGCGACGTCACCCTTGGACGTCGTGGTCGCCGTCGGCTCATCGACCCCTCGCGGGCGGCTGTCGCCGGCGCGCCCACCGACGCCAACCAGCGCAGCCGAGACCACACTGAAGTGGCCGCCCTTGACCTCGGCGCATTGGGTGCGCAGCGGCTGGTCGACTGCCATCACGCGCTGGTTGCTCGCGTTCGCGTGCTCGTTCAGGAAAGCGCTGACGAGCTGCGCGTTGTTCCCGACCGGCTGCAGCGTCGCCTGCGCCAGCGCCTTCTCGCCGCGATTCGCGCAGGTGATGGTGCGGAACGGCTCGTGCACCGATTCGCTACGGTCGCTGCCCTGATGCGTGACCGGCACGATGGACGGCACGACGATGGACCGATGGTTCTCGGTCGTCAGCGTACCCATTGGCTGGTTGGCACTGACTGGTTTTCCCGAATAAATCGGGCCGCCTTGGCCGACGATGAACGGGCTGGCACTGTCGACCACGTAGCGCATGATCCCCTTGGCGATCCGGCGCAAGGTTGCCTCGGCCAGCGGGCGCTTGCGGCCGAAGATCGACGGGCACGGCAGCGCCCAGTCGATGCATTCGGCGGCGGTGCGATACGGCTTCATTTTCCCGGCCCGGACCATCGGGTGGTCCGGTGCCGCGTGGCTCTGCTCCGGCCACAGGATGGGCAGGTCGTCGCGGCGCGCCACCATGAACAGGCGCTTGCGGATCGTCGGCGTGTTGAGGTCACTGGCGCGCAGCTCGCGGAATTCGATCTTGTAGCCGTGGCCCTCGAGTTGGCGCTTGAAGCTGCGGAAGGTCACGCCCTTCTTGGCAGGATCCGGCAGCCAGACCTCGACGCCGTCGACCATCTTGCGCATCAGCGGGCCCCACGTCTGGAACTCCTCGACGTTCTCCAGCATGATCACGCGCGGCTTGCACTTGGCGGCCCAGCGCATGGTCACCCAGGCGAGGCCCCGGATTTTCTTCTCGACCGGCTTGCCGCCCTTGGCCTTGCTGAAGTGCTTGCAGTCCGGGGACAGCCACACCAGGCCGACCGGCTGGTTGTTGGTGATTTTGACCGGGTCCACGTCCCACACGCTCTCGCACAGGTGCCGCGTGAACGGATGGTTAAGTGCGTGCATCGCCAGCGCTTCCGGGTCGTGGTTGATGGCGATGTCGACCGGACGGCCGAATGCGTCCTCCAGCCCGGTGCTGGTGCCGCCGCCACCGGCGAAGTTGTCAACGATCAGCTCGTCACCCAGGTCGAGCGCCAGGGTCATCAGGTCGCGCTTCATGCACGCACCTCGATCGCCGCGACCGAGCCAAAGAACGCCGCCACCAGCGGATCGCGCCTGACCGGAAAGCGGGGCACGCGGATCGCGTAGTGAGCGTCGTGCTGCATGACGTGGATGTGCCGCGTCGGGTCGCGCTGGGTGGCCGCCCTTTTCGAGCGGATGCGGTTGCGCTGTTGGCGGTGCGCGGGCACCTCGTCGAGGTTGGCGAGGAACGCCGTGACCCGGGCCGCATCGCTCGTCAGCCGGTAACTGCGCTGCACTGCGGGGCCGGAGTCGATCACCTCGAGCAGCGGGCCGAGGTCCAGCACGTAGTAGCGCACGCCAGAATTGGTCACGCCGAGCAGCTCGCAGATGTCGTCGCGCGACAGGTCGCGCTGGCCGAACTGCTCGATCAGCAGGCGCAGGTTGTCGGCGCGCTGGGCGGAGCGCCGGTCATTGATGGCGCTGATCATGCCGGCACTCGGCTGGCGCGTTCGATCACTACGCCCGCCACGTGCGCGGCAAGGGCTGCCTGTGCCGCCGCCAGGTGCCGGGCGCGCTCTGCGAATGGCGCAGCCGCGGCAGGCGCGGACAACTGCGCGGCCTCGGTTGTCTCTTGTGATAGCATGTTGACTCCTAAGTTGTCGTTGTACCGGGCCCGCTGCAACGGGCCCTTCTCATTTCTGCTGCTCGCGCACCAGGCGCGCGTCGCTTTCCTTGCTCATCCCGAGTCCACTACCGGCCGGCCTTTCGGGGTGCCGGCCGCCGCGCTGGCGATAGGAGTGGTGTTTGACATAGCGCTATCTCCTTCTTGAGGCTGGGCAAATCGGATGGACTTCCCTGGTCGTACTCTGTAATCGTGGGGCGGTCTGTCGCCGCGGCCCGGAGCGCGAAAAAATCAACTGACGACGCGCAGCGGCTGCGCGGCAGCGCCCTGCTCGATGCGGGCGATCAGCGCGCGCTTGGCCTTGACGATGGCCTCTTCGGCTTCGGTCACTTCCTTGAGCGCCTGCTGCAGCGAGACTTGCGTCGGATTCGAGCCGACTGCCAGGATCGCCACTGCCGCCTCGGCGCTTTCCTTCATCGTTGCACTGGCACAGATCGACGCGTCGAAACTGGCGTCCTCGTCGCGCTCGATGCCGTGCGCCTCCATCCCCAGCGGGCGCAGCAGGTCGTTCACCACGCCCAGGCGCACGTCGCCAGGCAACGACGCCAGCACGGACGGCAGCATGTTTGCCGGCAGCAGGTTGTTGTCCTTGCCCTCGTCGTCCAGCCAGCGGTAGACGCGCTCGGCGTTGACCTTCAGGCGCGCGACCGCATCACGCCCCGACAGTTCGAACGTCAGGCCGGTCAGCTTGTCGGCGCCAATGCGGACATGGGCCTCGACGACCTCCTGAACCACCGTTTCCCGGCTCCAGCCGCGGCTCTTGCGCACGCCATTGATGGCATTGCGCAGCGTGGCGATGAGGGTTTGGGTGTGAGGCACGTTCCGCATGATCTTTTCCTTTTTGAAAGCTAATCTGGCAATACTCGAAAACAACTTAGGGAGTCCGCAATGCCTGCTACCTCGTTTTCCGCCTGCTTCGCCAGCGCCGCTGCTGCCTTCATGTCGATGTGCCGCAAGGCTGGGCATTCGACCTTCTGTATGCTGGGTGTCTTTGGGGCGGAGGCGGTGGGCTACGACTTCGGCGTGACAACCTCGACGTAGATCTCCTTGAGGCGCACCGCAATGTCGTAGGTCGGGCGCCTCCCGCGCTTGCCATGGAGAAGAGCACTGATGAGCGCCTGGCTGCAGGGGATTCGGGCCGCTAGCGCGGCTTGGGTAATCCCCGTGTCGAGGATTTGCTTGACTTCTGTTTGGGTATCCATACCCGCCATCATCACATACGTGTTTGATGCGGTCAACCAATTTTCAACACCATCGTGTTTACGGTTTCCGATACCATTCCAAAGATGAAAGATTTAGCGGACCGGCTAATAAAAGCGCGGACAGATAAAGGGATGACTCAGGATGAGTTGGCGAAGGCGGCCGGGGTGTCGCAGTCGACGATAGGCAATCTCGAGTCACGCATTCGCTTTAGTGCGCGCAAGCTGGCCGTTATCGCCAAGGTGCTAGACGTTGATGCCTTATGGCTTGAAACGGGCGAGGGCCTTGGCGCCGGGACCGACCCGCTTACCGCTCAGATTGCTAAACTTACCGAAGCGCAGCGCAAGGTTGTGGCATCGGTCGTGGAGAGCTACACGGGGCAGGAGGTGCCGGCCAGAAGTCCCGGCGCACCGCTTGGGATTGGTGAATTTGAGCGCCGCATACTTGGCTTGATCGCGCAACTCGATGAGCGAGGGAAAGTGGAGGCAGAAACGCACATATCAGCTCTGGCTAGGGGCGTCAAAGAGATGGTTCGACCGATGGATTCTGACGGAATTCGCCGCGCGACGGGAGATAAGCCTTCGACTTTGAGCAGCGTTGGCCGCCCATCCGCCCGCCGGCGCAAGTCGTAAAAACGCCCTACCCGTTGGCAAGTCTCCGAAGTGGGACAACAGGGGCCAGCCTTAGTGGCGCCTGGCGGACCTCCCTCGGAAACCGAATTGCCGCGTCCTTGGCGCACCGCAACTGCTGTTCCAGCGCGCGGTCATCCATCGCCTCGCACGCGGCAAGTATCTCCTGCATGTATTTTTCTCGGTTCATTAGTATCGTCATTCCACGTAGCTTACAACTGGGCTATTGAGGTACCTCTCTGTCGTCCAAGAATAATGCCGCACCGTTCTATGAGGCAATGTAACAGTTGGTTTCGACCTGATAGATTATCCATGCACTTCCGTGGTGCACACAATTGGTAAAAGTTATCACGGCAAAACCAAAAAGCTATTGCTTTCAGCATGTTAGTGTGAAACAACCTATCGGTGGCGCAATTCAGTTGCACCACGGAATCATTGTGTCTGGCACTGCGCAGAGATTGCGTTCTATTTTTCATAGCGGTTACTTTCAGTGATTTTTAGCTTTCTCGTTCAATTACTTTCCATTAAGTTCGTTGCGTTTCCGGTAAGATACTAAAAGTGCCTCAGGTGTAACAGCGCTTACAATTTTTATTGCCACTAGGCTTCATCATGAAGCCGAAAACAACACTAATATTGCAAATCGCGCAACAATTGCGCGATGAAGAAACTTGCTACGTCTCAAGAGGACTATGTGCGTACCGCGCTGCGCTTGCCGCGTGATCTGCATGAGAGAGTCCACAAGTCTGCCCGAGAGGCTGGCAGAACGATGAACGCGGAGCTAATAGCCAGGATCGCCGGCGCGGATGAGGTCGTCTCGTTTAGGGAGCTCAGGCGGGAGAATGCGGAGCTTCGAGCCATGATGCGCGAAGTGCTCGATGCGATCGAATTGTTGAAGTAGGCGCTACGGCACGCCCTGGATGCCGCCTGAGAGAGAATAATGAAAAAGGTCGTTATCGCCATACTAGCTCTTTTGTGCGCAAGCTCGGCATTTGCGGAGGGCGGAGAATGCTCATCGATAAAGCAGGACAAGCAACGTTTGGCATGCTTTGATAAGGCGGCAGGCGCAAAGACTCCGCCTTCGCCCGCAACTTCCAGCGGCCAGCCGAATACTTCGCGCAAGTTTCATTCTGGGCCATGGTTCGTGGACGAATCGATTGACACCATGACCGACAAGAAAAGGTGCACGGCCCTCTATAAGAATGACTGGACGATACAGGGGGTTTCGAACAATCTATTCGTGTCCCTTAAAGGTCGAGGCGGGGTGCAGGGATACACATTACGGTTCGACAACGATCCTGCAGACGAAATGCAATTCGCTAGTAGTACGGAGAAGGACATTAGCGCCATTATCTTAGGCTACAACTTTGAGCGAGCCACTAAAGCAAAGAGACTCCGTATCCAAATTAACACGCTCGTAAGCGGTATAGTTGTTGAAGATATCGACCTTGCCGGATTCAGCGAAGCGGTTAATTACATGAAGGATCGATGCCAGGGCTGAAGCAGCAGGATTGCGCGGGCGGTAGCCCCCGGCCTGCCGCAGTGCGAATCCTGGGAAATGCGACACCGCTGCGCTGCTCTATCATGAGCTTTTTTACGCCTAGGACACTGGCTTGCGCGTACGCCAGCGCCTAGCGGGGCGCAGCACGAAACCGGGAAACAACGATGCCTTGGCGGTAGGTGCAGCTGCGGGGCGCGGCGCGGCGCCGACATGCTGATGGCTCGCTACCGGAAGCACCCGGGCTGGCATCGAGTCATCGACACTCTCCAGGCCGCGCAGTGCCTTGCTCGCGGTCGACTGTCGGGCGGTCCCGATACGGCTGGTCAGATCCGCAAACATGGCCGCAGTGATTTCCATCGTCCCGTATTTCGCCGGCCAACCCGAGATCAGCGGGTAGGGGATGCCGAATGCCTCGGCCTCGATCCGCGTCAGTGCCTTTACTTTTCCCCGACCTGCCAGGTAATCCGTCAAGGTCGATTTTTTCGGCATTTTCGGGCCTTTTTTGTTGCGCACCCTGTATAGGTACTGTTGACGTTCTGTTCTCGGCTGTTCTGAGAACTTATTTCTAAGTTACTGGCTTTGAATTATCCCAGCAGAGCCTCGGTTCCAGAGCGTAACCCTCCCTAGAGGCCAACAAAAAAGCTGGCTTCGTGGTGGGCTACTGCATCCCTTGCTTTCGCACTTCGGACACTTTCGCTTGTTCGCAGACTTTTCAGGCCTTTCGGCTTGATCCCCCGGCGCGCTCTACGATCCACCCACGCGTTGCCCTTCCGGTCGTCCTTGGCGTCTACGGTCTAGGCGTCGGCGGTTTCCCCTCCCTCCTCTAGACCCGATGTCGCATAAGTTACACATCATGCTGACGCGTTTTCTCTGCGATGGAGCATCCTAACATTTTTTCGCGCGAACATCACGTTTGTGTTTGACTCGGCAAAACACATATGTGATACTTGCTCCATCAGCGGGCGAGGGCCCGCCCACCGGAGGTCGCAATGCCCACCACGCACCCACGCAAGGAAGCAGTCCGGCAGTACATGCAGCAGCGCCAGGCGGAGCGCACCCCGCCCCCGCCGCTGGACGAGATTCGCCGCCAGCTGGGCTGGCCGATGCTCGAGGCAGAACGCCGGGCGGTCCGGCGCTAGTGGAACGGAGCCCGGGCTTCAGCGCCGGACGAGTGAAAAAACGCAAGAGATCAGGATTGGCGAGCGAGGGACTTATGAACAAGAAGCAGTTGCACATGGCGATTGACGCTGCCATTCGCGAATCCGAACTAGCCGGCTCCGGGAGCCCGCAATGACCACGCCAGTGCGGCAAGCCGCGCCAGTGCGCCGGTTCGTCACCCTCGCCGACGGCAATGTGCTGGTCTTCACCGACCACGCCGACGGCACCCAGGAGTGTCACGAGTACACGCGTCGCGGCGCGGTGGTCTACGTGCTGCAGGATCTGGGCCCCAAGCTGCCGGCCTTCGCCGAACTGCGCCCGCGCGGCGCGCCGCTGTTGGTCCTGGCAGGGCGAGACGCTGGAAACCACCATCCGCCGCGCACTGGCCGAACGGGATGGCATGCCTCCGGCGCCGCGCCAGCGCTTGCTCGGCGCCGCCTGCTGCGCCACCGCCGCCGCGCTGGGCGGCGCGTTTGCCATGATGTTCGCGCTCGGCAGCCTGGTCGCGGTGTTCCTGTTCGCACTGGCCCCAGCGCTGGACAACTTCGCGGCGCTGGTTGGCGCGCTGCTGTCGCTCGCCATGCTGCTGCTCGCCGCCGCCACCTTCGCCTACCTGTGGCGCGCCGTGGCCACCTGGCGCTGGCTGATGGCTTTCGGCGCGGCTCTCGCACTTGCCCTCCTGGCCGGTGGCGCCTGGCGGCTGGCGCTGGAGCCGCTCAACTTCATTCGATAACCCGCGCCCAGGCGCACTTGCAGAGGGAGGTCACGATGAAATACCGCATCAAGGCACGCACCGCAACCGGCAGCCAGACCTACGACGCGATCGGCGATCTGGGCGCGCTGCTCGACGCCGCCTACGACGCCGGAGCGCTGGGCGTCACGGCGATGGTGCTGGCATGAACGAGATCGACCTGTTCGTCATGAAGGTCAAGCTGGCCGGCGCCCTGCTGCTGGCCCTTGCCGGCGCCATCGCCCGGGTGTTCGCATGATGCGCACCATCGCCCAGGCTCTGGTGCTCACCGCGGCCCTGCTGCTGGTCATCGCCGAGGTACAGCGCGCCGGCAGCCTGATCGACGCCCGGGAGGCGCGGGCCAGCAAGGCCGAGCGTGCGGCGCAGGCCGATGCGCTGCTCGGAGTGCACCGCGAAGCCCGCATCGCACTCGGGCCCGCCCCGCGCTGACTGCCGGCCGCCACGACTTCAACCACCACCAAGGGAACCTCATGTTCTTCAAGAACCTTCACCTGTACCGCCTGCCAGCACCGTGGGCGATGAGCGCCGACGCGCTGGCCGGCGCGCTGCAGCGCCACGCCTTCACGCCGCCGTCGAGCAACGAGCTGCTGCGCCAGGGCTGGACCGCGCCGCGCGCCGACGCCCTCGTGCACAGCGTTGGCGGCCAGTACCTGCTGCAGCTGTCGACCGAGAAGAAGCTGCTGCCCTCCTCCGTGATCAACCAGGTCGCCAAGGCCCGCGCCGGCGAACTGGAAGAGCAGCAGGGCTTCCCGCCCGGGAAGAAGGCGATGAAGGAACTGAAGGAACGCGTGGCCAACGAGCTGCTGCCGCGCGCCTTTTCGATCCGCAGCGACGTGCGCGTCTGGATCGACCCGGTCAACGGCTGGCTGGTGGTGGACACCTCCAGCGTCGGCAAGGCGGACGACGTGGTCAAGCTGCTGTTCAAGGCGGTCGACCGCATGCCACTGGAAAGCCTGCGTGTGCAGCGCTCGCCGGTGGCGGTAATGACCGGCTGGCTGGAGTCGGACGAGGCGCCGCACGGCTTCACGATCGACCAGGACGCAACGATGCGCGCCAGCGGCGAGAGCCGGGCGCAGGTGGGCTACAAGCGGCACACGCTCGAGCCGGACGACATGCGCCGCCACATCGCCGCCGGCAAGCAGTGCACGCGCCTGGCCATGACGTGGCAGGGCCGGATTTCGTTCGTGCTCGATGATGCGCTGGCGATCAAATCGGTCAGGCCGCTCGACGTGCTCAAGGAAGGCGCCGCCGGCCTTCACGCGGAAGATCGCCTCGACAGCGACTTCGCGCTGATGAGCGGCGAACTGGCCAAGCTGCTGGCCGACTTGGTCGAGGCTCTGGGCGGCGAGGAGCGCGACGGCGCAGCGCAGAAGGAAGCGGCATGAGCGCGCACGAACAGACCTCGCCCGTCGCCCTGCACCGGCTGCTCACACGCCTGCTCGACGACCACCAGCGGATGAATTCGCACCACGCCCACCTGTGCCCGCTGTGCCAGGACACCCAGCGTGCGCTCGACCTGCTGGCCGAAGAGATCCCGGACGGCGCGGACGCCTGCCCAGGGTGCTGCGCGCCGCAGGGCCAGCCGCACGCCGACAGCTGCCCGGGCAAGGACGGCAACTGCCCCGGCTGCGCGGTGGAGCCTGGGCACCGGCACCTACCCTACTGCCCGGTCGGCCGCTCGGGCACCGTTTTCCCGCCGAGCATCCTCGGTGGGCGCGCATCCGCGATCACCGGCCTGTACTGCCCGATCTGCTTCGCGAAAGACGGCCAGATGCACGCTGACGGCTGCCCCGAAGCCAGCGCCGCCAGCAAGCTGGACCGGCCGCCTATCCCGCTTGGCGTGTCCGGCTGCTTCCAGCTCCCGGACGGCACCTACACCGGGTCCTACCCAAACCAGCCCCGTCCGCCGGACGCGGTTTCAACCATCAACATCCAGCAGTCCCACCAACCACAACAAGGGAGAACACAGATGTCCTCTGAAATCATCGATGTCGCACCCGCGGCAATCGCCAGCACCGCGCAGCACCTGTTCGTCACCGTCCCCGCGACCACCCTGCCCAATGGCACCGTCGTCGAAGCCTTCCAGGTGGGCCAGTACTTCTGCTCGCAGGGCGCCGACGGCAAGGCGGCAGTGAGCGCTACCGCCAAGCCGTGGGTGAGCATCGACTATGCAGCCGCGCGCCAGGCCTGCGCCGACGCCGGCTTCGCGCTGCTGACCGAACTGCAGGCGCTGGCCATCGCGGTGAACGTGGCGCAGCAGGACGCGAACTGGACCGGTGGCAAGGTCGGCGAGGGTTCGCTGCTGCATGGCCTGCACCTCGACCTGGACGACGTCGACGAGCCTTACGCCGGCGACTTCGTGTCACGCGATCCGGCCGAGCGCCGCATGTTCGTGCTGTCGAACGGCCAGACCATCTGCGACGCGGCCGGCAACCTGTACTCGTGGATTTTCGACAATGTGCAGGGCGACGAAAACGGCCTGGTGGCCCGCGCCTTCGCGGCTGACTCGCCGTCGGTCACCAGCGCGCCGTTCCCCTCGATGGAGCGCGGCGTGGGCTGGTATCCGAAGGCTGGCAGCGATTGGTCGGGCCATGCGCTCGTCCGCGGCGGCTGCTGGTGCTCGGTCTCGGTTGCCGGGGTGTTCGGTCTCAACTACTTCTGGCCCGG